CCCGTCACTTCTGGGCGGGAAGAAAGCAGGCAATCCCGAGGGCTCATGCGGCCACAGCCGCAACCCGAAGGTCTATCTCTTCTCTGAGCAAGACTCTCGTTGGATGTGTAAATGCCCATGTTATAACTCGGGGTTGCCTTAAAGTTAAAGTGGATAGGTTGGCTTGTGAGGTGTTTCATGCTCAAGTACAGGGGGAGACCAAGGGTGAGGTCGGCGGTTCTCCCGCCGCACCATGCCTCCACAGAACCAACCTAAAGGGGAAAAGGGCGCCCCCGTGTTTAACCACGAGAGTTGTGAAGCACTGGCGGTGCTGAGGTGGTGCCCAAATCCAGTCCCAGCGGGGGCGTTATGTTGTAACCCATGCTTCACGATGGTTTTTAATCCTAGGCCACCGGGTCTGCAAGAACTTTTTTTGGAATTCCGTTAGCCTGCCATTCTCCGCACCAATCTCCCTGCCGGGTTTTGGCCCAGGATACGCTCTTAGTGGAGTTGGCTGGTGGAAAGCGGCGGCAGATGGCAACGGCATCATCTGAACCAATCTGGTCCCAGAACCGGCAGTTGCCACAGGATTGGCCCGGAGGATTCATCCTTTAATTAAGTGCTTGGCCCAGTGTTCTTGAATCAGCGGAGGCAGGGTCGGCAGATTCCAGAGCTTGCCATCCACGAAGATCACCAACTGGTATAAATCAGGCCATTTATCGATATATTGCTCAATGAATTTCCACATTTCACCACTATCATCAGTGGCAAACTGGCGAATCACGACATCACCTAACGAACCTTCGGTGGGCCATTCGCAAGCCACCACGACATGAAACTTGGTCTGAGGAAAGGCCCGGGTTGGGATGGGATCAGCAATTGGGCCCTTTGCCAACACGGCTGGCAACAGCGGGCCACCCGCGCAAAGCATGGCCGTGGCAGAGAGGAAGGCGCGACGTTTCATTTATGCACAGCCGGTCCGAAGACCTGCCAGCCCAACAGGCCGATTAGGATAAAGATGATCAGGGAGAGGCCCAGCGGTTTGGCCTTATTGGCCTCGGGCGGCCAGTTGGTCCACACGCCGAAGATGAGGCTGATGATGTAGATGACCCAGAATAATAGGCTGAGGTTCATTGTCGGAGTAAATTGGTTATGGCGTTGGGAGTAAAGTAGTAAACATTGGTTGGCCCGGGCACCACATCAGGGAGAGGGAACTTGCGTTCCGCGATAACCGGCCCCTCAGCGGTCTCGATCACTATCGACTTTGCTTCGCCATTCCAGTGGATAATGGCTATCGTGTTGGTGACGATACGGCCCTCCTGGACCTCTGAGGGTCGCCCAACATGGGGAGTGAAAGTTCCGATGGAATGCCAATTGGTTGAGAGCGTGACAATGATGGCCGCGACAACGTTGGTCATAAGCCCTTCACTTGGGCAGTGGTGGAGCGGTGATGAATGGCGTCACGACTTTGCTGCGCATAAACATGAGCGGCTCGGTGGGGTATTGGACCCAAGTCACCGCCACGGCCCCCGGGCCCGCCGAGGCCAACCGGATGCGCTGATTCCAGTCGATCAGGTCACGGCTTATCTCGATTACCCCCGGCACCGCGCTATTGATTGTGAGCGGAATGAGCCGCAGGTTCTGCACCGGGGCTGGCGCAGCGGGAACGTTGAGCGGCACAGCTTGAGCCGATTCGCCTATGGCATTAGTGGCCGTTACGGTGACGGTGTGCGGCTGGCTTGTGTTCCAGTTGGGGATGACGATGCCGTTAGTGTTCGAACTGCCAAGGAACACGCGGCTAGTCCCGAAGAGTTCGTAGAAACGGTAGCCGCTGGCCCCGCTGGAGGCATCCCAGACGAAGGTCAGATTGGTGGTCTGCCCAAAGGTGGGCAGGCAGAGCAGCAAGGGAACAAGGGTGATGAATTTCTTCATGGCGCATTCTTGAGTGAGTCCCAGCGTTCCTGCAAGGCCCGAGATTCGGGGACATTGAGGTAAAGGGCGAAAATCCTCATGGCTTCTTCCATCATGTCCATTAGCTCGGCTTCCTTGTTCACTGCTTATAGTGATGGGTGTTGGTGCAGGTGGGCAGATGCAACAGGAAGAAGGGCTCGCTAACGGTGATGTACTGGCAGTCAAAGAGACTGACGATCTGGATCTGTCGGGGAAGGGTGGGCGCTTTGGGTGCCGCTACTGTTGGGGCTGGCGCAGGCTTGGAAAAGAACAGCGTGGTTGGGATGCCCAACGCAGCTCCGAGAATGGCCGACAGCGCGTATTTCATAATTGGATGCAATGGTGAAGGGGCGTTGGGAGTGGGTTCAGTAACTGGTTCGCTCATGGTTGTGGTTTATGTGGATTATGGCGGCAAAACGCCTTTTCGGGATACAATTCTGTACACTGCTCCATCCTCAAATACATCATAAAAGGCGTTAATCCCAGGATCTCCATCGATCTCCGGTAGGCGCACTTCCCAGTTGTGAAAGTCGCGTGAACGTTGGAAGGAATAAATGTGATTGGTCTTAGCCAGAAACGTCACCTGAAACAATCGGCAGTCACAGTTTGGATCCAATATAGATGCGGCATGGAGAACTAAGCCGGGGTCAGGTAAGGGCAAAATCGGGGCTGCGGTCATCTGGTGCATGGAGTTTAACTGAAGCGCAAGCTTAGCCTCTGAAACACTCGAAGGCGGCAACGGAGGCGTGCGCAATTTCTCCGCCGTCGCTGACAAAAGTTGAACTGCCGGAGAATAGGCGCAGGTTGGGCAGCGAATGGGGCCAAGATTTCGGATTCTGACTAACCACTCATCCATCCTGATCGGGCGAGGATAGGTCCAGTTGGTTCCGGTCTCGGTGTAATGCCAATTCCCAAAATCTCCACCCAGCCCAGCCCACTCATTTCCGCAGTGCGTCCACGTTGCCCCGCCATCAATCGTGTATTCGGGTATCCAGATGTTGGTATTGTCGGGCACTTGCCAGTACGCAGCCCAGCCAAGATGTGGAATGCCGAGTGGATTATTTGTTCCTGCGATTGTCGTTAGGCTCACTGTGGATGCAGCCAGTTGGGTTCCTGCTAGTCGCAGATTCTGCGGTGTGGCGGGAGGAGACTGGGCCAGAGCAGTAACACAGACTAGAAACGGGAGGCTTGCTTTCATTTTCGGGGCCGTTTTCGTTGAGCTTCTTTCACTAAGCGGTGCATCTTGCGGTCGATGATATGGAACCAGGACAGGCCGTCGTCAGTGCAGATGGTGTTTAACAATTCCTGCACAAGCTCGGCTGCGTGTTGCGTGATCAAGAGTTCGAGTTCCTTGGGCCTCATGCCGCTGGCAGGCTGCTTAAAATCTGGTTAATCTTGCGCTTCTCGAATTCCGCATGGCACTGCCGAGCAAGAGCCTCGCCTGTCCAAAAGTCCAGGCCATAATCAGTCGGCCTGGGCTCATCGTGGCGCAAGCCACGCTTCCAATCCCAATAAGCGATGCAGAAACGTTCTTCGTTGCTCATAAAACTAGCATCCGAATAAACCACATGATCACGACCGCCAGGAAACTGGCGATGCCAAAGACCGTCCCGGCAAAGGCCAAGAGCCGCATATCACCGTAGGCACCGTTCCGACTAATCGTCTTCATTCTGGCAAAATGCCATAGTCCACGGCTTTTGCGCTAGTCCGTTTTATTACGGATAGACCCCTAGTCATTTTTCTGATTGGCTTGGGGATGTATGGCATTTAAGCCACCCAAAGTCGGTGATCCGGTGATTTATTGTGTCGATTCTCCGACGCTGGGCATTAGTCGAGAGCCAGTGAGGATAAGTCGCATTACAAAGTCCGAGATTTTTGTGGCTTCCAAATGTGCTCGATTCACTCGCGATGGGAAAGTCATCGGTGGACGAGGCAACAAGTGGCTGGAACCATGTTGAGAAACGAAATCCTTCGGCGTTTTCCCAATGCCAGTAAAGCCACCATCGCCAGGAACATTGGTGCTGATAACCAAACACCCAGTCCCGAGCCTCAATGCGCTGTTTGCCATGACTCATTGGCAGAGACACCGCGAGAAAAAGGCAACCTTGACCGCGTTGTTGTCCGCATTGTCTCCTTCCGCACTCGCTTACTCGATGCCGACAACTTGGTGGGAGGATCGAAGTATTTTACGGACGGCTTACGATACGCTGGCCTCATATCAGGCGATGCAGAAGCGCAAATCCGTCTTGAAGTCAGCCAGCAAAAAGTTAAGTCCAAAGCAGAGGAACGCACCCAAATCGAAATCGAACCGCTCGACCAAACGCCAGATTCAGGACATGACTCGTGCTGAACTAATCGAGGCTTACTGGGACAGTTGCTTTGGTTCGTGGAATCGTTCTGCTTTCGACGCGCTCATGGAAACCCTTTCGGATTCGGACTTGCGCCAATACATTCAGATGGGCACAACTTAACTCCGCAATGACGCGCCTCAAATCGCTCACTTCTTTCCCGCCCTATGGGTTCCGCTATATCAACCCTGTCTTCGGAATGAAGAAGGATGACGAAGGCTCCTTCTCTGTCGTCTGCCAGAAGGAATTGGCCCGGCGCAAAGCCAACAAATATCTGTGCGAGAAGCATAACCTCGGCCTGGACATGATCAGCGTTGAGTACGACGTGGAACAGCAGAACGTGGCCCGGTGTCTGGCCCATGGCTGGCATGATTTCGTGGTCACTGACGCGCCCGTGACCCGCTACGTGGCTGATGGGTCAAAAAAAAACAGGTTCGGCAATGCTGCGGGAGGTCTTAAGAGGGTGGCGGCGGGAGTTGGCGTACTTCTTGATTGGCTTGGGAGTGGAGGAAAGCCCGTCGATCAAGCCACGGCTGAGCATCGGGCAAATGTGTGCGCAACTTGCCCAAAGAATGATGGAGGCGATTGGAAGGCTTACTTCACTGGAAAGATTGCCGATAAAATCAAAACGCAATTGCTGATGAAGCAGGACCTGCAATTGTGGACGAGTCAGGACGACAAGCTCACGGTCTGCTCAGCCTGTGACTGCCCATTGCAACTCAAGGTGCATACGCCGTTGGTCCATGTGCTGGCCCACACTGACGACGAAGTGAAGAAACGGCTGGCAGAGGGCTGTTGGATTCTTGCAGAGGAAAGAAATAATGACCGATAATCTTCAAGCACGCAGGTTTGGGAAGTGGACAGTTATTGGCAATGGTCGGTCCCAATTTTGTTTGTGCCGATGCGAATGTGGCCAGGAGAAGCCAGTGTACAGATACGACTTGCTCGGCGGAACTTCGCGCCAATGCGTCCGTTGTCATGCCTTCAAACACGGCCACACGGTTGATTACAAGCCATCTCGTACCTATGCATCTTGGATGTGCATGAAGCGGCGTTGTTTAGATCCAAGGTACAAAGACTGGGAAAATTACGGTGGCAGAGGAATTACCCTGCATGAGCCTTGGCACTCATTTGAGAATTTCCTAGCTGATATGGGAGAGCGACCAGTCGGTACGTTGCTCGACAGAATTGACGGGCGCGGAAATTACGAGCCGGACAATTGTCGATGGGCTTCTTTCGCAGAAAGCGCGAGAAATCGCCTTAGTACTAGATGGATAATCTATCAGGGACAGCGAATGACCGTAAGTGATGCCGCCAAAAAAATCGGTGTCCCGATAACATCTCTGCACAGTCGATTACGGCGGGCTGGCTGGCCGTGTGCGGACATCGAGCCATTCGCTAGGAGTAAGCGCAAGTCGCCATCGCTGAAAACGCTCATTAGCACTAAGCCATGAAAACCCAGGAACAACTTGTGCGTATGCAGGAAAACCTACGCGTGGCCATGGCCAGCCTTCAGGCCAGCGGCGCACCCCCAGCGGCCGTTGAGCGAAGCGCACTTAGTTTGGCCAGCGCCGATGATGTGCTCAGTTGGGTGCTGGGAAAGCGCAGCGAATTAGGCAGGCTGGAACAGGAATACGACCGGATCAAAGCGCAAACATAGACAGCCAATGAATAACATCCCGATCAATTATCCCACGCCTGAAGATGATGCGACTGGTTTGCGCGTTGATGTCGGATTCAAGGATGGCTCTGTGATGATCCAGTTCAGCAAGCCGGTGCTGCAAATGGCCCTGCGGCCAGAGCACACGCGCTCGCTGGCCATTGCCCTGCTGCAAAATGCTGAGATGGCTTTGGCTCAAGGCAACGGACCACAACTGCCGCCATCGAGGATGCAGTGAGATGCAGGTCGTCGTTCCTTTCCATTCCGGTGATGCTCAGGACGCCATCGATCTGCTCTATTGGATGGAGCAATTGGGCGACAAATCCGTCACGAAGGGAATTCTCGCCGTAGATGCCGGAGTGGACTGGGGTCGAGCCATTGATGTGCTTACCGCCGCAAGGCATATTTTTAGGTTCGTTCAGTTCGTGGGCAACGAGGAACCAGTCAGCGGCTGGCCCAGGGGTGCCAATTCCTTATTCTGGAAAGCCGCCGAGCATTGTCAGCGACTGAACGAACCGTTCCTTTGGCTGGAACCAGACTGCGTGCCACTCGCTCGCAATTGGTTCGAACGCATTCAAGCCGAATATCAGGGCAGCTATCTCGGCCACATTTACGAGTGCAATCAACCGGGCTTGCCACGACGGCTGTTGAGCGGAGTGGCCGTCTATCCGCCGAGTGCCTTTGAACTGATTAGCCCATTCATCGGCAATCAACCGCATCTGGCTTGGGACGTATCGGCAGCCGAAGCCATCTTGCCGCTGGCCAACGACAGCCACTTATTCCACCATCTCTGGGGTGAAAAAGATTTACTTCCAACCTTCCGCTCAAGCCGAGGTCAGAACGATGCATCGAACATCCTTACTCTGGATCACCTGCGCAAAGGAGCCGTACTGTTCCACCGCAACAAGGACGGGACTCTTCAGCGGCTCGTGGCCCATAAACTGGGTCTTGCCGCGCTTACAGATTTCGTTGTCGTGCTGCCCGTCTGTAACATGGACGCTGAACTGATGCTCAAGATGCTTGATTGGATCCTGGAGCTAGGCAACTCTCAATCTCACGAAACCCTGCTTTCCTACGATCAAACCACTCTGCGTGGTTCGGTGTCGCGCATCGCGTCCAAGGCCAGCGCCTGTTTCGCCAAGGTGCATCAGACGGCGTATGGCGTGCCTAAGGGGACGCGCTTTCCTCAAACGGCCGCATGGCAGCATGCCGCTCGCGTCATGCAGGAGATTGGTCGGCCATGGCTGTGGCTGGAGGCGGATTGCGTGCCGCTGCGTTCATCGTGGTTGCATGAATTACAGATGGAGTACGATCGGTGCGGGAAACCGTTCTGCGGACCCATCGTCCCGACCCAAGGCCACGTTAATGGGACTTCCATTTATCCGGCCAATACTCCGCAGTTACTCCCACGCACCATGAGCCATGCCCTGAACGCATTTGACGTGGAATGCAAGGACGAGATGGGCGCTAATGTTTGCGGTAGCAATTTATGGTGTCTGGCTTGGGCGGTGGAGCGAGGTCGGCTTGTGGCAGATGGCAATGGATCGTTGCCAAGCTTTCCGCCCAATAGCCCGCTCTTGCGGCAGATTCCACGTGAGGCGGCAATCTTCCACAGAGAAAAAACCGGCTCGCTTATAGACCGATTACGCGAACGAAAATGATCTCCACCGACCTCTTTATTGTTACCTGCGGGAAAGACTTCGGTTACCTCAAGTACTGCCTGCTCTCCATCGCTAAATATTGTAAGCGGTTTAACTACCTGCGCGTGCTCGTTCCGGCCAATGATGCTGACGCAGCCGAGAAACTTATTGCTGATGCCAACATTCCGTTCCCGGCCAAAGCCTATGGCCACTGCGAGCCTGAAGGGAAAGGCTTTCTCTGGCACATGCGCCAGATCATGCATGCCGACACGTTTACCGACGCGGAGCGTATCGCGCACTTAGATTCGGATTGCATCTTCACTCGGTTGACCGAGCCGGATCATTTCGCCACGCCCGAAGGTAAGATAATCCTACGTTACGAACCTTTCGCCATCATCAACAAACGACATCCGCAGATGGGTCGCTGGCAGGTATGCACTCAGGCTTGTCTGCGTTTCCCAGTTCTTTATGAGACCATGCGGGCGCACCCAGGCGTATTCCACCGGTCCACTTATCAGCTGGCCCGCAAACTCATGGAACAAGCCACTGGCCACCCCGTGGATGATTACATCCTATCCTGCCAGAATGCTTTTCCGCAGACGTTCGCAGAATTCAACACGCTGGGCAACGTGGCGATGGAGAAACAGCGCGACCTTTATCATCCGGTTTTGCAAAGGAGCGATGCTCCAGATCCACCCACGCCGATTCAGCAATTCTGGTCTCACGGCTCCATCAATGAACCGCAGGAGATTTGGGTTGAGGGCAAACCCACCAAACAGATTCCGATGGACCTGATCAAACGCTATGTACTCTCAGAATGACGAGGAAGATTTCCTGGTTAAATTGTTTGCCAAAGAACCGCCCGGTCGATTCCTGGACATTGGCGCGTACGACGGCATTCACATGAGCAATACCCGCCGTTTGCTCGAACTGGGCTGGAGCGGTGTTCTGGTAGAGGCGCACTGGGGCAATTTCGAATCACTCTGCGAAAACTGTAAGAAATTCACTGACCGCGTGACATTGGTTTGCGCGGCCCTCGCGCCCAAGGCCGAGCTGCGTCGGCTGTGGGTGGATCTGTACGAAGATCGGTCCTGGAGCACGACCATCAACGATGACCTGAAGAATAGCGGTTCGGTCATGGACCCGAGCAAACTGCTGACCATGGTCAGTTGCATCACCATGGATGACCTGTGGCCGCTGGGTCCATACGACCTGATTTCTATGGACGCTGAGTGGGAGGACTTCGCGATTATCAAGAGCCAACCAATGGAGGCATGGCGAAAGGCCAGTGTGATTTGTGTAGAGACCCGTTCGCCAGAGGAGAGGCCCAACGTAAAAGCGTTTCTGCGGCTCATGGGCTTCTTTGCCGTGCACGAAACTAAAGAAAACTTAATCGTCCAAAGGCGATGAACCGCATTCTTCAAATCAATCATCGGGAGGCGCTTGGCTTTTGGCTAAATGAAATGGGATTATTGTTCGAAGTGGCCGAGATTGGTTGCGCTCGCGGCACCTTCTCGCGCACTGTTCTGTCCCAATGGCGAGGGTGCATTTACAACATGATCGATCCTTGGATGACCCAGGACATAGAGATTTACAAAGAGGCACAAGAACGTCAGGAAGGTTATGATGCGTGGCACAAGGACTGTGTTCTTTTAGCTGAACAGGATCCGCGAGTCAGGATCATTAAAGATTTCTCAGTTCCGGCCAGTGCCAAGTTTCAGCCCTACCAGCTGGACATGGTGTACATTGACGGCAACCACTCTTATCCCGCTGTTATGGCCGACATGGATGCGTGGTGGCCTAAGATTCGCATCGGCGGCCTAATGGGTGGCCACGATTATGGGCATATCACCAAAGGCAAAGCCTGGATTGAGGTCGAGCCAGCCGTCAATCGCTGGGCCAAGGAACACGAGAAAGTATTCTACGTCTGCCCTTGTTCCTCGTGGTTCATCGTGAAGCAGGCACCATGATAGCGGTGTCGTCATTCCGCCCGTTGGACGATAATAAGGAAGTGGCCACTAACCAGATCCTGGCCATCGACTCATGGCGCTCGGTGTTTCAGGGCATATTCCTGTTCGGCGCGTTCGACTGGCGCTTGGCCTGCCCGCGCACCACGTTCATCGAAGGGCCAGATTTCCCGCCGCTAAGCCTGCTCTATCTTGTGGCTTCCCAATCCGAGGAACCTGCCGCCATCCTAAACGCCGACATCGTGGTTGGCCGCAACTTAGTTGAAGTGGCCGATAAGGCATTTCGCATGGGCGCTTACGCACTCACCAGTCGCCGTTATGAGTACGATCCGGCCAAGCCAAACTTTGAGGCTGCTAAGGTCGTGGACCTGGGTGCTGACTTCTTCTGCGCTCACCCATGGATCTGGGCCAAGGCATGGCGAGCTGTGCCCGAGCAGTATAGGTTCGGAAACGGCGGTTGGGATAATTGGCTCTTGGGCTACCTCGGGGTAACTCTGCGACGGGCCTTTGCTGATATTACACCCTCTCGCTGCATCTTTCATCCACGCCACGTAGAGCGTAAACGTGTCGCCATGGAACAGCCGATCATGGACCGATACAACACGAGCAGCCTCGGATTCCCTCGGGCGTTGACCTTGACCTGACTGACGGCGTTGCCTAGTGTCCACATTCGATGAACTTTAAGACCGCCTCCGTCATAGAATCCCTTACGTGGCAGATGCGGTTGGCCGATTTTCCACGCGCACAGAACCGCGCTCGTATCAACGCGATTTTCGACGGTTCACCTCCCTATAGCGATCAGGAAGAACGTGAGAATAACATCGCAATTAACTGCAACTTCTTGGAATCAACCAAGGTCGGTCACGAGGCGCGTCAACAATTCAGCAACGCCTTTATGAAGCCGGGCAAGTTCTTCACTGCCCGCACCGATAATGGTCCAGCCCATAAACGAGCCAAGTGGGGCACCATCGTCTCCAACGAAATCAATCGGCGTATGAAACGGTCTCCGATTTATTTCGAGAACATGCGCAGCAAGTTCGCCCTGCTCGTGCTGCACGGCATCGCGCCATCCTGTTGGGAGAACTCGTATGGCTGGTGTCCGCTGTCCCTTGGGGTCGAGGACGTAATGATTCCCAGTGGAACGTTGCTCACGATGAAGAATCTGCCATTCTTCGCGATTTACCGGGCTTACACGGCAATGGAGCTTTACCGGCTCACTAGCGGCCCAAAAGTCGATCCTGGCTGGCAGATGGATAACGTGAAAGCGGCCCTGAAATGGGCTGATGATCAAACATCGCAGCTTTCTGGGACGACGTGGCCTGAGGTCTGGAGCCCGGACAAGATGGAGCAACGAATGAAGGAAGATTCGGGCCTTTACGCCTCCGATGCTGTGCCGGTCATCTCCTGTTGGGATTTCTATTGGTGGAATGACGACAATAAGGTGCAAGGCTGGAATCGGCGCATCGTCCTGGACGCCTTCGGCCAGCCTGGAGTGGGTGGGGTTTTGCCGCAGGGCACCAACATGCCCGATAAAAACATCATCGGCGGGCGCAACCAGTTTCTGTTTAACCCCGGTGACCGCAAGTACGCCATGGATCTGCGTGAAGTGCTCCAATTCCAGTTCGCTGATCTGTCAGCTGTGGCTCCGTTTCGATATCATGCGGTCCGAAGCCTGGGTTTTCTGCTCTACGCGGTGTGCCATTTGCAGAATCGGCTGCGATGTAAGTTCAACGAGGCTGTTTTCGAAGGGCTGATGATGTATTTCCGGGTCAATTCCCTCGATGAATCCGAGCGGGCGCTGAAAATTAACCTTATCAGCCGGGGGCTCATTGATCCAACGGTGCAGTTCTTGCCTCCGCAGGAGCGTTGGCAGCCAAATCAGCCCTTTACGCAGATGGGATTGCTCGAAAATCAGCAGATCATCAATGAAAACTCAGCTTCCTTCACTCAAAACAACAATTTCAGCCGGCCCCAAGTGGAAAAGACTGCCTTTCAGGTCCGAGCCGAGCTTAATGCCACCACCGCGCTCATTTCGGCTGCGTTGTTGCAGGCGTATCAGTATCAGACCTTTGAGTACTATGAGATTTTTAGGCGTTTTTGTGCGAAAGACTCTCGGGATCCCGATGTACGGTCTTTTCGGCTGGCTTGTCTCAAGGCCGGGGTGCCGCCTGAGGTTTTGGTGCCCGAAGCCTGGGAAATCGAGCCGGAGCGCGTCATGGGCGCTGGCAATAAGACCCTCGAACTGGCCACCGCGCAGCAATTGATGGAATGGCGACCGTTATTTGACCCAGAAGCCCAGCGGACGATCCTCAAGATGTCCACGCTGGCCATAACCGATGATTCCGGGGCCACCGATGAGCTTGTGCCTGATACCGAGGACCAAGTGACCGATTCCAAGCATGACGCCATGGTCTCCATGGGCAGTCTCATGCAGGGATTGCCGGTCCAGTTTGGCCCGCGCTCCAATCGCATCGAAATCGTTGAGGTTTTGCTGGCTGAGATGACCCTGATCGTGCAACGCATCGAACAACAGCAACAATCCATGGCCAAGCCCGAGCAATTGGTAGGGTTACAGACGGTGGGCCAAACCATTGCCGAGCAACTCCAGATTTTGAGCCAGGACAAGGAACAGAAAGAGCGCGTGCGCCAGTACGGCGATGGCCTCAGTCAACTGATGAACATGGTCAAGGCGTACGGGCAACGGTTGCAGCAAGCCATGGAAGCTGCCGCGCAACAAAACGGCAATGGCCAAGCCCAAATGGACCCCAAAGACTTGGCCAAGGTTCAGGCGATGCAATTGCAGGCCCAAACCAAGGCTTCCAATGCCAGCGAAAGCCATGCCCAACGCACTGCGCAACGACAGGTGCAATGGGAAGCCGAAGAGAAGCGAAAGCAACAGCAGCATCAACTGGACATGCAACGTCAGCGTATCGAGTTGCAGGCTGATGTGGCCGCAACCGATGTCGAGACGGCTGCCGAGATTCGACGTGAGAATGCCAAGGCTGCTGCGGAGCCTAAGGAGAAGGCGCAATGAACCTGACGCCTCGGGCCAGATTTCAGTCTAACGTCCAACAATCACGGGCCCATCAGGATTTGGTCGTTAGCGAAGGATTCAGGATCGCTTGTGAGGCTGCGCTCCTTGAACAAGTCCTGGCTATGCCGAACATTGGAGATCCAGCCGAGCAAGCGGCTGCCTATAACCGAATCATGGGAGCCACAGATTATATCCGACATTTGCTCTCCATCGCTGAAACGACTGCCCCGCCCAAGGAGAAATTGCCGCAAAACCTCAACTACCGCACTTGAACCATCATGCCATCCGCGCCACCAGCCCCACCGCCGCCTGCTCCTGCCCAGCCTGCCCCGTCTGCCCCAAGCCCTGCCACATCAGCCAAAGCGCCTGCGGCCAGCCCGCCAAAGACTGCCCCCGCTCCATCAGGTTTATCTTCCAGACCTTCACGTCGTGGGGTGGTGCTGCCGGAGAAACAGGCTCAGGACCCGTCCAAGTCAGCTGAGCCGCTCGGCACGATGGACAGTGCCTTTTCCGGCATCAAAGGATTGGCCGCGCCAGAGGACGGAGACCTAATGGGCGAGGAGCCAGCCAAGCCAACCGAGGAACAGAAACCAACTGAGCAAAAGGAGCCCACTACCGATGAACAGGTCCAGGACAAGAAAGTTGAGGAAGAGGCTGCGAAGGCTCAGCCTAAACCGGGCGATAAGAAGACCAATCCTTGGACGTTGGTAGAAAAGTTTAAGGCCGATAATAGCCGGCTCAAACAGGAAAACACCGAGCTTCGCACCAAGCAGACAGAACCGCCCAAGGAAATCACAGAGCGGCTTACAGCGTTGGAAAAGCGTAACCAGGAATTGGAGAATCACATTCGTTTCGTGGATTATTCCAAGAGCCAGGAGTTTGTCGATAAGTACCAGAAACCTTACGAGGAAGCTTGGTCGCGGGCGATTAGTGGACTCAAGGGATTACAGGTCAAGTTCACAAATGCCGAGACGGGCGAAACGGCGGCTCGCGATCTGACCCCAGCCGACATTGCCGCGCTGGCCAATATGGATCCAGCGGCTGCCCGCATGGAGATTAAGAACCGGTTCCCCGAAGATGTGGCCGAAGTGCGCGGATACATTGACAAAATCCGCGATCTGGCCACCGCGCAAAATCAAGCCTTGGAGGAACAAAAGTCCAAGGGTGGCGAATGGCAGAATCAGGTCTCCAACCAGCACAGGGCCGTGCAGGAAAATAATTCCAGGCTCTGGAAACAATTCAGCGATGAATCGGTGAGCAAGTTCGATTTCCTGCGTCCGGTGGAAGGCGACGATGAGCGCAACAGCAAATTGGAGAAAGCCGCCGCGTTCGTGGCTGACGCGCTCTCGGCCAAGGCCAATGACCCAAATCTCACCGAAGAACAACGCGCCACCGTCATCAAGAAGCATGTGGCATTGCGTAACCGCGCCATCGCCTACTCAGTGCTGATGCACGAAAACAGGCAACTAAAGGCGATGCTGGCCGAGAAGGAAGCAGCCCTTAAAGCCTACGGCGACTCCGCTCCTACTGATGGTGAAGGCAAAGGTAAACAAGCCTCGGCCAACAACGATATTACTATCGAAGGAGTAGCAGCCATGCTTAGTAAGATGGGTCGCTGACAATTTTGGTTGTTGACATAGATCCCCCCAGCTTCTATTAGCTCGACTATCCGCTTAATAGGCGGGTTCGCCGGTTCATCCTCGGCATAAAAGGATCGCAAGCCTCCGGCTTCAAAGCACGTTCCCATGAACCTTTGCATTTTGAAGCTATGTCTATTTTATCTTGCGACCAATTTACCAATTTCTTGGTAGACCAACAACCGGTCTACGACAAACTCATCCTCTCCGACATCCGGCCCACCGATTCCTGGGTGCTTAACGTTAAGACGGGCACCTTCGATGCCTATTCCGGCGTTGAACATACCCTGGACCGATTCCGGCATGTCTTCCCCAATACCACCAAGGTCTGGAACCGGACCGAGTACGCCTCCTGCGTGGGAACGCCCTGCGATAAGACCGAGCATTGCATCGGCTGGGGCGCTACGCGCATCACCTACTTCCTGGAGGAGCAAAGTTGGGCCACGCCGCTGTTGTGCTTCGACCAGATGATGCATGTCACCAAGGCCCAGGAACATTTTCGGCAGATCATCAGCGACATCCTGCGCCCGGCCACAACCGACATCATGTCCAATTTCCTGCGCAAGCGGGCCTTGGACCATGCTGATAAGAAATTCATCGCTAACCGGGCGATGACGCAGTTCACGTTCAACTGGACGGTGGTTGGTGACGAAGAAATCTTCTTCGACACGTCAGCGGACCCGACGACGGTGTTCAAGCTCGTCCCGCAGATGCTTCAGGTGCGTTTCGAGCCTCTCATGCGCCGGGGTTACGGCGGCAAGAATCCGTTCAAGGAAACCGCTCCCTACATTGAACTCGTCACCGACATCGCCACCGCTTGGGAATTGGACAAGTTGGGTGGGCAATGCGGTGGGGGAGGCGGGTCATGTCCCACCATCGCCGGCAACTGGCGTTTCACCGAATGGTCCAGCGCCAACGCTTTTTGGCGTTACGGATTCTCCGGCCAGATCGGCAATTACCTCGTTCGCACCGACCCGATGGGATTGCGCTTCAACTTCGTGGCTGACCGGGGCGCGGGCGCGGCTCCTAACCGTTATCGCTATCAGGTCGTCCTTCCTTACGTCAATCAGGTAACCAGTGGCGCAGGTGGCGACCCGGGCCTGGGCAGCGTGGAAAACCCCGACTTCGATAAGGCGCAATTCGCTATCACCTACATCTGGCACAAGATGGGTCTGGAGGCATTGGTGGCAGATGCCACGCCGGTCAATCCCGAGATGCCATTCTCATCGCGCAACTTCGGCGGGAAATGGCAATTTGTGATGGATAATCTCGGTGAGGATGTAAATGGCTGCGTTATCGAGAACAAGCGCCGAAACAAGGGCATGTTCATCGCTGACTTCAAGCTGGCCATTCGCCCGCTCTACACGGAGTTCATCAACGTGTTCCTGCATCGCCGCGAACCGTTCTGCGTGCCTGAAATCAGCAATTGCAGTGAGGATCCTGGCTATCCGACTCAGGATTACGATTCCTGCAACACTCCCTGCGAGCCGGAAATCACCTAACCGGTGGTAGTCACAATGGGTGCCATCATCCCGGGGTTGGCATGGTGGCACCCTCTTTAACCCACATAACTTATGGCCAGCGACTACATGGATCAGCAGGACGAAGGCTCCCAGGATAACTCCAACATGGATATGGAAAATGATAGCACGCCGGAGGAAAAAATGGGGTTGGTGCCACTGTCCTTCTTCAACAAGGATGTTAAACCCGGAGACAAGGAAACGGTGGAGGTTACGGCCATCAAGGACGGAGAAGCCGTAATCAAATGTGTTTACGGTGACAACAAGGACAACGAAGGCCCCAGCGATCAAAGTGACACGAATGAGTCAAGTGAGCCCGGAGAGATGGAAGACTCCATGATGACCTAGTTATGAAAGCCTCATAACTATGGCCTGTGATCCAAATCAGTTGCTGGAGGATGCCAAGTGCTTCCAGTGCAAGTATGGCTCTCTTGGTCCACTCTATGATGCTGTAGAGATTGTCCTTCTGTGCGGCATCCGGGATGGGATGAATCTTCCTTGTGACCCGGACTTCTTAGCCAACGAAGCCAGATGCATTGTTAATTGTATCCCATCCGGGGCTATGCAAGCCGTTAAGATTAGCATTCTGTGCGACATCTTGGGCATGACCTAGGACCAGTATGGCTTGCGAACCAAACCAGCTACTGGAAGATGCAAAGTGCGTCATGTGGTGCGTGCCAAGGGGATCCAATGGAGCCATCATCGTATCGTTGTGGTGCCAGATTTTGGACAATGGTTTCCCACCTGGGATGACGTTCTACATCCTTACTGAGCTGGGAGAGATCATAGACGCGGAGAATGCGGACAAATTACGCCAAGAGTGAAAGGAATAAGCGATGGCAGACAAAAAAATCACACAATTGCCCGCTGCTGCCGGTATTACCGCCGACGACCTCTTCGCCATCGTCGATGCTCCGAGTGGCGCTGCAACGACCCAGAAGGCCACAGCCGCTCAATTGCGCAAGTTCATCGGATGCCAACTTTATCAAGGTCGCGCCCCGGCCGCGCCCGATGATCCCACGTTGCCCGCCCTGGATTATCCAGTTGGTGGCGGGAACCTTAGCCAGTGGGACGTGCCAACGCTTAGCTGGAAATGAGTTAGATATGTTTCCACTTTTTACGAAGAACAATGCAAGAGACGTTTGCCTGAGCGATTCCAAATCGGTCAGCAACCGACTGCTGAGATTCTCCGCGTGCGCAGCAGTTCCTTATTGCTACGACATCGTCGCGTGTAAGTTTGCTCGAATGGTGATTTTCTCCTCTCACGCAGAGATAGTCCTCTTTCCGCTTTTTGATTTTAGCTTTTGGGGCTCGGCCAAGAAGAACTCGGTAATAATGAAGTCTGTTTTGGGAATGTGTGCACCACTCAAGATTTTCGAGCTGATTGTTCGCTTTGTTGCCGTCCAAATGATTTACCTCGTCGGTTGGCAATGGAGGCTGGACAAAAGTCTTGAGGACGACCCTGTGAACGCTCTCGTAAACCACAACCCCGTGTTTTCTGAGCCCGATACGCATGTATCCAGATTTCTGGCGATACGGTTTAAGAATCTTTCCGTTCCGGCGAATTCTGCCAAGATTGCTGACTTCGTAAAATCCCTCAAATCCAGGAACTGGTTTCCATTCCTCATTCATCGGACTGAGTGTCTTAAACCCAAGAACAATAATCAACAGGAATGTTGGGTATAATGACTAATGGCCACATGCACCACCAACGAGCTAATGCAAGCGGCGGCCTCGATGAGCGGATTGAGTCCTGGCCAACTCGAACTAATCAAGACCGTCCTGCTCTGCCGAATCCTGCACATACAAAACCCCATGGCTAGTTGCAATGTTCAGGATCTACTCGATGACTCCAGTTGTTTCGCGTGCCTATTCCCGTTCCAACTCTCGGTCATCCAAACACAGTTGCTTTGCGAAATACTTCATGCGGGCGGGGGCAGTGGCAACAGTTGCTTGATGTGCGGCGATGCCGATCCGGTTGCCGCGCCAAATTGCGAATGCGCCCTGTACTACAACCGCACCACGTCCAGCTTCTGGTACTGGGACGACAACCTGAGTCTTTGGGCAATGTTGATCGGTGGAATATGACCATCCCTGATAAATATGCCTTTTGGCGTTGGCCGGCTAAGATTCGGTCGCTTACAACTGAACTTGAACACCTCAAGGAGGAACATGCCCGGGTTTTGGCTGGCCAATCCAAGCTCCTGGAATGGGTCAAGGTCACGCACCGGCTGACATCCCCAGCCCAAGGCATCAGGGCACTATTGCAGAATGGAAAGCGATTGGTGCCGTTACTGGTACTTTTACTAGGCATGCAGGCGACACTGGCCCAGCCCGCGCCACCGATTTTGCGCTCTCCGCTCACGACCAATTCCCATTTCGGCCCTACCCCGACTGAAGGGCAGGTTCCGATCTGGAACGCCGCAGCCAAGAAATGGTCCAACAATGTGCCCGCAGGCGGTTCTTCCACTCCGCACACCTGGACCAATGACAATGGCACTCTCAAACCAATCGCGTTCCCGACCAATATCCTGCTGCGGGTCAACGTGCCTGACGACGGCATTGGAACGAACTTCTATTTCGACTCGCGGGTCTACCGGACCAACGCGGCGAGCAAACTCTTCACGATCCGAAACGGCGGCAGCAATGCGCTGACGATTGGTCCGAACGGCCAACTGATGGCCGGGAGAGGTAATGGAACTCCATTTCCTGGTGCGGTTCTCTACGGGATATTTGACACAGCCCTGGGCGAAACCAATCAGCAGGAGATTTTCACCCTCAGTGGCAATAGCGCGGTGGGCTACAGCGGGGCTTCGGACCTGATCATCGACACCAATTATGGGGCTCTGATTCTGTTTGCCAACAAGGAGGGGGGCGTGAAATTTACCAGATTCTCGGTTCAGGCCGGGGCTGGCGACAATCCACAGAACTTCAACAGCTTCACAATGCAGGCGTTGGTGGACGGGGCGACCTACATGCAGATGGACCCCAATTTTAGCCTGCTTACCCCGACCAATTATCTCTTCAGCAGCAGCATTCGAATCACCAACACCGACACGTTGCTTTCCCTGCAAAACAGTAATTTCCCAGTGCTCGAAGTGGACGGTGTTGGGGACCTACGATTGATTAAGAAGATCCCGTACCTATGGCCAAGTGCCCAGGGAGCAGCCGGAACCACTCTCACCAATAATGGCTCGGGCGCTCTGGGCTGGTGGCCTATCTCGGCTGGCTCGGGTCCACCCGGACTCACGACTAATGCCAACCAATTCCTTGGCGTTCCGTTGTCCATTAAGGACGGAGCGTTCCTCACCAACATCAACGTTCAATCGAGCCTCGAAGTCTCCAACGGCTGGATTTATGCCTCCGGTCCGGTCACCAATGGCACGCAGCTAAATCTGCCACACTTGACAGTTTCAAGGTCGGCCGTAATCAACGCACAAGGAGACGTGACCAATTCCAGCGCCGATTCCAACTGGAGCCTTTATCCGACCAATGTTTGGAATGATCGGCAATTCGGTTCCCAGAATCTCACCAACTGGTCGAATATCCCCACGGGCGCGATGGCAAACGTCGTCGCGACTGATTATCTCACCAACTGGGCCAATGCAATCAGCAATCTGACCCAGACCAAACAGTTCGGGTCTGCCAATCTCACGAACTGGTCGAACATCCCGACTGGGGCTATGGCTAACGTCGTTTCCACGACGTTCCTGACCAATTGGGCTAATGCGATCAGCAACTTAGCGGAAACCAAACAGCTTGGCTCCGCTGTGCTAACCAATCTGGTCGGGACGGTGGCTAACAACGTTACAAACGTCGTCTCGCTAAGCACAACCAATGCGACGAGCAAGCCACTCACAAACAGTTACACAGCAGGCGTGCTGACGATCTTTGGGGTCGAGCAAGGCAGTGGCCAAGCGATCACGATGAACGCCTCGAATGTCGTGATCGCCAACGATTGGACACAGACGGCCAGTACTACAAATGTCGTTGGAGTGTCGAACTGGGTGAACTCGGTTTCCAACCTCGTACAGACCAAGCAAAATGGGAGCGCAGTCCTAACCAATCTAGTCAGCACCGTGGCTAATAACGTCACTAATGTGGTGAGTTTGAGCACCACAAATGCAACCTCCAAGCCGCTGACAAATGCATACGCTAACGGAGTTTTGACGCTGTTTGGAATCGAACAGGGGTCCGGCCTAGCCGTAACCATGAGTTCCAATATCGTGGTAGCCAATGACTGGGCGCAGACGGCAAGCACGACGAATGTAGTGGGCGTGTCCAACTGGGTCAACTCTGTAAGCAATCTAGCTCAAACTAAACAGTTCGGGTCTCTCACATTGACCAATCTTTCTGGCACGGGGGCAATCACTAACCTATTCACGTCGTCTCTCTCCAACGCCACTATTAAACCACTGGTCGTTGGAGTCGGAACTGCGGCAGGAGCAACCAATACCACTGGCGAGATTCGTGGGCTGGAAGCAGGCCCCAACATCACGCTTACTCCAAATGGAAGCAATTACGTAATCGCAAGCACTGGCGGTGGAACTGTGACATTCTCTGACCTTCTTTTTACCAACGAACCGTCTGGCCGAATTCATCCTGTTACGTGGACCAATCGACTGGAGATGCAACGGCCAATAACCATTGGAACCAACCAGAATGATACGATCATAGGGGCGTCACTAAACACGAATGATTTCTTCGTTGCCTATAGGTCGATAACCAATGGCGAACAATATCTTCCCAGATTTGAATTCGGAGCCTTCAGTAATGGCGCTATATCTTCAATAGTTGGTTACATCGACGACGGGTTTTCTGGCTTTACTCTGCACACCATGCTTGACGGAGGCGCTCCATTCGGAGGTGAAATCCGCATGCTGGCTGACGCAAGAAATATCGGTGGCATGGTGTTCGCAATCACGTCCACAAATGGATTTGTGCCGTTTTCAATTATTGGAAGTGCCACTAAAATAAATAACGTCGGTTATGTATTCCCACCAGTTCAAGGCGCGGCCGGAACTGTGCTCACAAACAACGGATCTGGATCATTGGGATGGTCGGCCCAACTGCAACCGTCCAGCACGACGCTAACGAATCTTTCTGGCACTGGAGCGATTACGAATCTGTTCAGCGCGACGCTTTCCAATGCGACGATTAAACCGCTCGTGGTCGGCATCGGCAACGCGGCCGGAGCGACGAATACGACCGGGGAAATCAGAGGGTTGGAGGCCGGAGCAAACATTACGCTTACTCCGAACGGGAGCAATTATGTAATCGCTTCAACTGGATCTGGTGGGGTGGCTTTTTCGGATTTGGTTTGGACGAATGATACCGTCGCAATAAAGCCGAACGCGTTCCCTACCAATATCATGTTGCGCATTGACGTACCGGATGACGGTGTTGGTACAAATTACTATTGGGATGCCAGAACCTACCGGGCCAATGCAGCCAGTAAGTTGTTTGCACTTTACAACGGCGGATCCAACGCGCTCACGGTTGGTCCCTTCGGCGGCGTTTTCATCGGCAGAAACAATGCCACCCCAGTTAATCTCTATGCTTTCAATGCCATGCGTGACACAGCTATCGGTGAACCAAACTCGGCGTTCATCCAAGCCAAGGCATCGCAAAGCACGGTTGGCTATTTTGGAACCACCCTGTTCGGGGTGAACACTAACTCCTCTGAACTTACGATGAGGACCTTCGACGGAGTTAATAAGCAATGCATCTTTGCTGTCACTGCGGATAATTTCACCAATTCCACCTTAAAGTTGACTGACAAAATTGGATCGAGTGAACGCGGCGTGTTTTTGTCTCCAGGCATTGGGCTAACCTACCCGACCAACTACATGTTCAACACTTGGTATGAACTCACAAATACCGATACCCTTCTTAGCTTGCAGAACTCAAACACTCCGGTTTTTGAAATTGATGGAATCGGTGATCTTAAACTGTTGAAACGGGTCGCTTATTCCTGGCCAGTTGCACAGGGAGGCGCGAGCACCGTCCTAGCTAATGACGGGTCCGGTAACCTTAGTTGGTCTGGAGCATTCCAGCCAGGAAGCACAACCCTTACTAATCTGGCTGGCACCAAAGCTATCACCAATCTGTTCGCGCCTTCATTATCCAACGCCACGATTAAGCCGATTGTCTTTGGTGGAGTCGGAAACGCGGCCGGGATGACCAATACGACAGGACAGGTATATGGCCTTGAAGCGGGAGCTGGCACAACTCTAACACCAAACGGGAGCAACATCGTCATCGCAACCACTGTGAGCGGCACTGGTGTTTCAACGAACGCCAATCAATTTGGAACCCAGGTCACGTTGACTCTCAAGGACGGCATATTCCTGACCAATATAATTGCCTTCCCAACCGGAAACGGGACAGCGCCAGCACTAACCGTAACCAACGTCCCTGGAATCGGCACGAACAGCTTTCAAGTGCTGAACACCAACGGCGTGCCTGTCATCTATGGTTTGACCAACAACGGAATTACCCTCGTGGCCAGCAACGTCAATTTCCTAGGGCCACAGACCAATACTTCGTCGTTAAATGTCCTGGGCGGCGTGACCAACTGGGCGGCAGTGGAAACCCGGGGTAACGCCACTAATGCCGGATGGCTAGCCATTGCAGGCGGATTTACCAACATCGGAGGGTCATTGCTGACCGGGAGCGTCACCAACGGAGGACGGGTGGACACAGCCGGTGGAGCGACCAACTGGATTGGGGCTGAAACCAAGGGCACGCTCTACGCCAGCAGCAATTTGCTGGTGAAAGCAGGCCAAGGCACCAGCAACGCCTGGGTAGGTGGGAGAATTTTTATTGATGCATCAACGGCCACAACAAATCATAGCGGGACGGCAGCTTACACGAATCTGTTCACCTACACCGTTCCCGGTAATACCCTCACCAACACTGGAGATGAATTGGAGTTTTATTTGTCAGGCCAGTTCAAGTTTGCAACCACTACGACCAACGGATTCAAAGCTATCTATGGCACAGCAACCATATTCGATACTGGTCTTATTACAGCCTCGAATTGCCCGTGGGCGGTGACCATACGAATGACTCGTACAGGCAATTCTTCTCAGCGAGTAGAGAGCAAGGTCCTATGGAACGTCAGCGGTGCTGTAAACTCCTCCGGTAACGGACCCCTTTCATGTTATGCAACGAACATGCCATTCGCTCAAAACAATGGCATCACCAACATTTTCGTATTCCAAGGAGAATCACGCATTGCGGCAGTCATCACCAACGATTACCGGGCCATTACTTACACTCCTGGGCTTAACTGAGACATCTATGAAACGATTAGTGCTCGTCCTTTTTCTGTTCCTGATGGCCATTGGGGCTTTCGCCGCCAATCCGCCCTACACGGCATTCATTGGCACAAATGGAATTCTCATAAGGTCCAATGTGGGCATCGGTAAAATCCTCGTGGACGGCGGCGGCATAACGAACGGGTCCAGCCCAGTCTTCGTCACGACCAATCTGTTCGTGGTGAACAATACTTTCAGCAGCAACATCTTCGTTACCAATCTGACCGTCCAGAGCATAACGGTGCTCCAGACCCTGTTTGCGATCAGCAATATCTTCGTGAGCAACATTTTCGTGACGAACATCGTCGTCAACAACATCAACGTGAATAGTAACCTGTTCGTGACGAATGCCTTCTTCTCTGGAATCACGACCAATAGTGGCACGATTTCCAGTCGCGTGCTGATCCTTCCCACCACGGCGGGACTGGGCTGGTTTAACGGCACCAACCAGTGGTACAGCACCAACCTCACAGCGAATGTGGCCGTTCTCCTGACCAACCTCATGGAAGGCGCTGACTATTATCTTCAGGTCAGCAATCCAGCCTCATTTGCTGTCACGTTTACGTCGATAGGGGCTGACAGTTGGATTGAGCATCCTTACGTGGCTGGAACAGCGGTCACCAACGGAATCACGCTATTCAAGTTCCAGCGGTGGGGAACCAAGACCAATGCCTTCGAAGTCAAACGAAGCCTGACCCTAACCAATGACGACGGAAGCATTACATTTGTGACCAATCAGGATACGCTCGTTATCCGCGCTGCGCCCGGTGGGATAACCTTTGGGGACTTGGTTTGGACCAACGACAACAATGACATCACCGTCATTTCTACGATAACCACGAACATTCACTTCTCGCTCGACGGCAGCATGCACATCGGGCCAGAGATAACCAATGGCGTTTTCATCGACCTCTCCAATCCTTCGATTAAGTCGATAAATGTGGATCGGCCCAACGCCAACTCCACGCTTCAAGCTGACGACAACGGATTTGCCATGGCGGGAGCTGTAAATGCTGCTGAAGGCGGATCCACCCGATTCGACGTGTTTGGAATAGGCGACACGGGAGGCGGCCTTTCGAGTGTGGAATTGGCCATGCAAATTGCTAACAGGTACGTCGTTCTCCTTGATCCAACCTACTCAGTCGGCCCCACATCGTACATATTCAACACCGCCTACCGAGTCACGAATACCGACACGATTCTGTCCTTGCAGAACTCCAACGCGCCAATGTTCGAAGTGAACGGTATAGGCGACCTAAAGCTCCTGAAGCGAGTTGCCTACTCCTGGCCCAGCGCCCAGGGCGCTGCTCAGACTGTTCTGACCAACGACGGCGCAGGAAATTTGGGATGGGGCGCTGTGATCGGAACGGGTGGCGGCGATTCGGTGTGGACGAATGATGGCACTAGAATTCGACCATCTGCTCTTAACTCTGGAAGATACATCTACAATGTTGGTGGCTATAATACTGGAATTGGCGTTACGAATGCCAACAACGGCTATACCCCCACGGCCCAGAACGCATTTACTTCACTGCATAACGTTCAAGATGGCGACAATCAAGGGAATCAGTTCCGAATCGTTGTCCAACAGGACACCAATGCAATTCAGAACGCCAGAATAATCGGTGCAGCAAACTATTTTGATGGAGATTCTTACACTGAGCTGGATATTGAGGCACGAGGAACCAATGGAACTGTCGGGCTACAGTTATTTGCGGACTACCTTTTCGGTACGTTTGTGACATGGGAAACCACCAACGGCACTTTTAATTGGCAGTTCCCCAATGCCCAAGGATCGGCTGGCACAGTTTTAACCAATGACGGTAGCGGTAATCTAGGCTGGGGCACTGTCGCCGCCGCAAATCCGCTGTCGGGCACCACCAACATACTCAATCTGTCGGTGCAAGCGGCCAAGCTGCCGGCCACCAATTATCCGGTTATTGATGCTGGGTGGCAGGCTTGGGAAACCGTTTACGCGGAGACCAATGCTGAGGGTGCTCGCATCGCCACGAGTGCCACATGGCAGTTTGTGGTTCCTCCCGACTATGCAACTAACACGCTAAAGCTATTGATTAACTATTCGCTTTCATCCACCAATGGACCCAACACGAGCAACGTTGTCTTTGGAGTTTCGGTCCTGCCGATTAGGAGCGGTACTACCAATAATGTTCACACCAACTTCTTCGGTGCGCTTGTTAGAGGATCAAACGATTGGATCGCCAAATATGACGGCACCAATATCGTGACTAATCTTGTCATTGATTTGGGCGTTAATTCGCTCCTCATGCCCCGAGACGTGGGCCTTATAAAACTGCAACGACTTCCAACCGAAGATACCTACGGCGGGGCGGTCGCAGTGCATGGATTGCAGTTGGAATACACACGCCCATGAATAAATGTCTAATCTTGCTGATATTGGCATTGTCAATGGTACCCGGTCCGGGTGCAGTCCACACCATCATAGGGCAATCCGACAATAAAACACCTATTGGAACCTCTGGGAATAGGGCGACTGAACTATTCGCTCAGATGACTAACTCCAGTTCCATAACCATTGCCTGTTGGGTCAAGTACGACTGGACCGACGCCGGAGTAAATGGCCAACTGGGAGGAGGAGCAAAACAGGGTTTGGTTGGCAAAGGTCGATTCGAACAATCTGGGGCTGACGGAAATCAACAGTTCGGATTATCCTCGGTCAGCGAAAAGATTGGATTCAGCTTCGCTAGTCCCAACGGCACCTATCACATCTGGCGAACAACTGGCGACTCAGTGCAGACAAATACCTGGATGCATGTGGCTTGCAGTTATACCTACAGTAACGCCAATTCTCTCGCCTTTTACATCAATGGCAAAGCTACCTCGGGCAGCTGGGGAACAGGAACTGGAAACGCCGTTGGGATAACGAACGCCACCACTTTTCACACATTCGTCTACCAGCAGAATGGAGGGTCGTCTTTTTTTGGTGGGGCCATGTCGGATTTAGCCTTCTGGACTAATGCATTGTCGGCTGGAGACGTCGGCAAATTGGCCTTCAGCAAAGTGAAGTACATGCCGTTTCAGGTCCAGCCGGAATCGCTGATGTTCTATTGGCCAATGGATACGACACCCATTGGTCCAGTCATTACCGGAGGTAGCCCAGCCAATCTAGACTGCGACAGGAACAAGTACCATTTCGATCTGGATGCAGGCGGGCTGTTCTCTGGAGAGCGCACCCTTAGCTACCAACCCAACGAATAGATGAAGACATTCCTAGCTCTGGCTTTAGCACTGATCGCATCTGTGTGTCATGGAGCGACGATTACCGCAGTCGATACAAGCTGGGCTGCTGTCTCGAACGCGGTCAGGATTGCTGTCTCCGGGGACACGGTGGTTGTGCCAGCTGGATTATCGAGTTGGAGCACAGAAGTCATAATTACTGGCAAAAGGCTGACTGTTTTAGGGGCCGGGATTGGGAAGACGATCATTCTTGATAACGGAAATGGCGCTTTCCAGGTGTTTTGTTCTTTGGCCAATCAGGTGCGAATCTCTGGTTTTGAGTTTCGGTCGGGTGCAAATCATCATTCCTCGGGACTGATCGACATCGACGGGCCATCCAACGTGGCAGGCGATCAGGTGGGATATCGCATTGATCGTTGCAAGCTAGTCATCGCTGACGGAGATACACGCGGGATTGTGACTGTGAACACCTACGGCCTCATTGATTTCAATTACTTCGACGTAAGTTATATCGGCCAATCAATTCAAAGCATTTCTCCGTTCGGTAGCATTGATGGGTCAGACGGCGGATTTACCCCTTGGCGCAGACCACTAGTCCTAGGGTCCACAAACTGCACCTTCATCGAAAACAACACCTTCGCCTATACGGTTGGAATCGCCAATGTAGAGGACTGCATTGATGGCTACGGCGGCGCTCGACTGACGATCCGGTCCAATTATTTCCTCAACTCGCACCCTGGATTTCATGGCACGGATAGCGGTAACCGAAGGTCCGCACACAGCTTCGAGGTTTACTCCAATAACTACGTCAACAACTCGGCCTTCACCTATCGCACCCTAACAGTGCGGGGTGGAACTGGAGTTGTATTCTGGAACAGCTATGGCGGAACCCAGCCAGTAGGCGGGGTTACCCTGATGTATTACCGGGCATCCACGACCCTGGACAGTAGCACTTGGCAAAGATGCGACGGGACCGAATGGGAACTTGGTTCGATAAATCTGAGTGCCGGCGCGAGTCGGGTCTGTTCAACGACAGGCAACGTCCGTTTCTGTGGTTACGACAAGGAGACGATTGGAACCGAAAATCTGGTGTGCGTTGGAAGCACTTTCAGCCGTCCTTTTGATGGTCCTGGAATATCTGGAAGGCCCGGGCGGGATCAACCAGGAGTCACTACAGGGCAGTTTGAAACTCCGATTTATGTTTGGAATAACGGCACGCACACCGCAGGAACGTATGATGGGGGAACACCAACGGTAGGGAACCGGGGCATCGACTTCTGGATTATCGCTGGCAAACATTACAGTAACAATTTCGCACGGCCGGGCTACATCCCACTTGGCAAACATCCATTGACGCTTACCGATCCACAGGTATCGGGACCGCCGCCGTCTGGATGGCAAAAGTTTCTGTTCGGCGCAGGGGCGAACCCGGTTATCTTACCATAATGAGTGACGTATCAATGCGAGAATACCTGGAAACATTGATCGCCGCTCACCGCCGCGAGATTGATGTGAAAAGTGCAGCCACCGAATCGGCCATCCTGTTGGCCAGGGAAGAAGTGGCGCGGCGACTGGGTGAACTCAACCAGTTGCGCAGTGAAGTTATCTCTGACCGTGAACAATTTGTGAGCAAACTACAATTCGAACCAATGATGCAGGAGCGTGACGCCTGGAGAGGCGACATGACTGACAAACTAACCTCCATAAACGAGCGCATAACCAAAATCGAGACCCGGGGCAGCACCTGGACTCTGGCCATTGGCCTATTCTTCGTCGTGCTCCAAATCGCCTTGATGTTTCTATTGCGCAAATAGGGCCAAACGCGCTACCAAGCCAATCTATGAAAACAAACATGCGGCTAACGGCCATGGTCGCCATGGCGTTCACGTTAATTCAGATCACGCTTCAATGCGCGGAGGATCCGAATCAGCTGCCATCGGTTGACTGGGCGCAAGTCGCCCAGGTCCAACCAAAACCCTGGATGATGACCACGCCCAAACCGGGCACTGCGGCCAAACCGGCTGCACCAGCCGCCCCGCCAAAAGAGAAGCCTGTTTCCTGGTGGACCGACTTCTCCATCAGTCCGTACGTCGCATGGCGAAATGTGGATTTTACCGGCAAACCCATCTTCGGCGCGGGGATAGGATTGGGCTACCAGATCAACCGCGCAGTGGGAGTTCATCTCCTAAACACCCTCTACGATGAACCTGACGTGCTTACCTACGACAGACGCGGCAATGCATTTGTCCAAAAGCACGGCTGGACCTCAGGGATGGGCATTGATGAGACGGAGGTTATGGCGCGGGCTGACATGAATGGGCTTGTCGGCAAAGGCAATGAGCGATTTGTTCCGTTTCTTCTTGGTTCCTATACTCATTCGTGGGAACATGACGATGAAGCCATTGGAGCCGGGGCCGGATTTGACATTCGTTTGTCCAAAAACTTCTCCTTCGAGATGAGTTACCGGGTTCGTGTATTTTTCAACGGTGGAGATGAAGGCTGTGGAATGGCTGGACTACACTTTCAGTGGTAAATGAGGGTGCTGTTGCTCTTTGCAAGATTCGTGAAGACTGTCATAAACATTTTCAACGGGGGTTCCCCGATGAAAGAGAAGAAAAAGAAAAAACCAATCCGATTGATCGTGTTCGAAACCGGGCATGACGAGCGGATACCACAAGGACCACCAGATATGGAAGTCACACTAAGTAAGCCAATTAAGCCCGGATTCCGACGCGCTTTCACGGTTGGAACCGATGAAGCAATCGACAAACAGCCGGACGGAACATACGCCAAGAGCGAAACCCTCGAAGGCGATTCAACGGCACCGGTCATTCTGCCCGAATCCACCGCCACTCTGTTGACGGGTTGGATTTATGGCGACGGGTCCATTGGGTCCAAGAAGGCTCGCATCACCGTTGACGGCCACGTCGGAGATGGTGATGTGCCGATCACCCTGGATATCACTTATGAAGTCCAAAGCCCAGACGCCACCGCCTTCCAAAACTTCACCGAAGGTGCCGACGAGGCTATTCCCACTTAAGCTCGCGCCGAAGGTCTCAACCCTCACCATGGCTCCTGCTGTGGTGAGGCCGCTTCCCCAGCCAGTGGCTGTGCCGAAAGCATCCATTTCTGCGTTGCAGGCTGCGCGGCAGGCCCGAAGGCTTCGACGGTTGGAGCGGCTTAAGAGGCGTAATTGAGCGTGTGACGCTTTTTCACGCGCTCCATCCGTTTGGCCAAGTCCAGTCGCCATCCATTGTCGGCCGTTGCGCCGACATTGGTTAGCTTTGCGATGTGAAACCCACGTCGCCGGGCCCCTTCCACCCCGCAGGCCAGCGCGTCGAATAGGTCGGGCGACCGGCCGCTTTTCAGCTTCATCTTATCCTTGGGCTCAATCTCGATCTTGTTGCCACCGACAAACCCCCATTCGCGCATCGAACCTTCCAGGAGGATGTCCTCAGTCATGCCCCGGAATTGACCGCTTTGGATGGTCAGAGCCACTGAGTACCAAAGCTCGGTCACGAACTTCGAATAGTAATCCTTGCACAGCACCCGAATGTTATCGGACACGTAACGCTCGCTAGGTTTACCGCCAAACTCGACTGTGCCGACATGGGCGCTCCAGAGCCGCGCAAAGGCCCCAACGAGGCTGCCACGCCCGGTGGAGTCAAAGAACACATCCTCGGGCTTGATGTGCCTCTGTTCGCATTGGGTCTTCACGAATAGGGCAATCTGATCCTCGGGCAACTCGGGGCTGGTCGTAGTGACGGGGACGAGCATCGTGTCGATCACAGCCAAGATTTCGCGGTCATTGGGGTCCTTGCCAATCTGCAATTCCCCAAAGACGCAGCGATCCCCGCCCACGCTGCCATAAGCGGCATCCAGAAAGCCGATGCGGGTGCGCTCGTCACTCTTCCAGATGGGCGCTTCCATCGCCCCAAACTTCAGGCACATGGCCCGCGTAATGACCCGGCGCAGACCTTGGCCGCGAGGCATGCGGCCTTCGTTCATCATCGAGTACTGGATCGAATCCATCCCGTAGAAGGCGACATCCGACTCAATGGCTTCGCGGGTGATGAGGAACGGATAAGGAACTGGCGCGTCCTTTGGCACATCCATGTTCGGGCAATCAGACCCAACTAACTGCACGCAAATCCCATCCTTGAAACGGGTGGGCCAAGTCTTGGTCATCGGGGCTTGGTCAACGCCTCCGTCCCATCCGCCCAGTTCGGCAGACGGTTCACAAACAACTCCAAGTGCGTCGGTGGTTTCCTTAGGATTCCCTAGGACGATGCACTTGAACCCCTTGTTCTTATTCAGATTGGAAATGGCATCGACGTAGGCCCGGGGCATGAACGCACCTTCATCAGCGACGAGTAAGATGTGCTTGTTCTTCACCCCGATAAATCCGGTCATACCCACGTACTGGCCCCCCTTCTTACACGGAACTCCAGTGACACCATTCCTGAAATCTCGACCCTCACTATCCACGAAACGGTCATCAGTCACGAGCCGTTGGCGACTCTCAACCAAGATTCCGGGTAGCCCATGCATACGGCTTGTGGCCAACTTGTGAGCCTTCTTAATCTCTCCCCACACGCGCATCTCTAGCATCTCCCGTTCAGTCGAGGACACCAAAACCGTTGTGCAATCTGAGAAGGAGTAGTAAAATATGAGTGCAAAAGTTGCAGCCTCGTAAGTTTTACCCGAGCTGGCAGGCCCTAGTACCCCAATAATTCTGTGGTCGAGGAAGTTTTTAAGGAGCAGATCATTCCACTTATGCCATTCCTTTTCGGGCCAAAGTAGCTTCTGGGCCTCTTTGTAATGATAGAAATTGCCCATGCCCGCGTATTCACCATTGGGCTTCTTCCACCGCCCACCAGCCTGGATGCAGGCGATGTGGCACCAGAACATGGGCGTGAGCGGTTCGAAATCAGTGTTGAACAGGACTTGGCGCTGGGGATTGGGTCTTGCCATAAGTGCTATTGGCATTGATAACTCATGCCAATGCCAAATGGCAAATCAGACCTCAGACTCGTGGATGGTCAATTGTCGTTCGCTGGAGGAATTGACTCGGGCAAAATCTCGACGATAGCCACTGATTCCTACCCTGAAGGACTCAAGCGTAACCAGTTGGCGTGGCTTACCAACGGGACCTGTCGTGGTGGTGGCATTACTCAGCGAACTGGCTGGAAGCCCTTGGTCCAAAGTTTTCCATGGCCTGGAATATTTCAGGGCGGATACATGTACGAGCCGCCATTCGCCAATCCTTATCTGGTCCTTTCAATCGGCGGGCATCTGTATATCGTAAACGTAGACTCCGATAACTCAGTGCGCGATATTTCGGCTGACTTCGGTCAGTTCAATCCGCCTAACGAAGTGCAGGCGTTCTTTGTGCAAGCCGAAGAATTTCTCGTGGTTCAAGGCGGGGACTTTGTGACGAAGCCTCTCATTTGGGACGGAGTGACACTGAGGCGCAGCAATGGAATCACGGGCAATCTGGCCGGACCTAATATCAACGAGATACCTCCTGCTGGCCCGATGGACTATTACATGGGCCGGCTCTGGTACGCCTTTGGCCGGGTCTACGCAGCCGGCGACATCGTGCAGGGGCTAAGCGGGACGGCAGCCTACAATTACCGGGACGCCGTGCTTAAAGTAACGGAATCCCCGTTATCGTTAGCGGGGGATGGCTTCATTGTCCCCGCGCAATCGGGCAATATCAGGGGTTTGAGCCATACGGCTGAACTGGATACGGCCTTGGGCCAGGGCCGACTTTACATCGGGACTCGGCGCGACGTGTTCCGCTGCAACGTTCCCGTTACCAGAAGCGATTGGATCGGAGCTGGTGCGACGTTGGCCGGCCGAGGGCCGGACGCTAATCCGCTGCAAACCGTTGCCCAAATCAACTTTGGATTCATCAATGACCGCAGTGTGGTGCGCGTCAATGGTGATCTGTTCTACCAAGCCATGGACGGGGTGCGTTCACTGGCTCTGGCCACCCGCTTCTTCCAGCAATGGGGCAACGTCTCCATCAGCCGCAATGAGAACAGGGTCTTACGCTTTAACGACCGGAAGTTATTACGCTTCGCCAGTGGCATTGAATTCGATAATCGCCTCCTGCAAACCTGCCTCCCAATTCAAACTCCGGTCGGAGTCGCCCACAAGGGACTCATGCCGCTGGATTTTGATCTGATCACGAGCCTGGAAGAGAAATATCCACCCGCCTGGGAAGGGATGATTGAGGCCCTTGATGTCATGCAGTTGTTCGAAGGCGACTTCGGCGGATTACAGCGCGGATTTGCCACCATCGTCAGCAAACAGACTGGCTCCATTGACCTGTGGGAGATTACCACTCAGGACCGATTCGATCAGCAGATCGATAACAACGGCAACCGGGTAACGTGGTATCTCGAAAGCCCATCTTACAATTGGGGTGACGCTTTCGCTCTCAAGCAACTCGATGGGATGGAGCTATGGGTTGATAAGCTGTTCGGCACGGTGGAGTTCGTGGTAGACTACCGGGTGGACCAAAACCCGTGTTGGGTATTCTGGCATGCTTGGAAGGAATGCAGCGCGAAGGATTGCCGGGAAGATACGGAGCCGGTGTTTTGCCCAGAGTATCCGATCCAGCCTTACTGCGAATCATTCAGAGCCACGATGGTTTTACCAAAGCCGCCCGTGCGCTGTGAGAGCGGGAACAACCATCCAACCAACCAAGGGTTCCAGTTTCAGATAAGGGTCACAATTCGCGGTTGGTGCCGCGTCCGTGGGCTGATTGTTTACGCGCTCCCGAGAGAGCAGGGTCCTTACGAGAGGATGCTATGTTAGTAACCATACTTCTTCCTGTAATGTGCCTTGCAAAGCTTGAGTGCGTACTGCGGTTTTCCACACACCTTACAAAGCACAATCGGCCGGTAGCAGGCCATGCAAATTTGCTTGTCCGTTTTCCTGAGATGCCAGTTCTTTTCAATCAATTTGCCGCACTTCCCGCATGGGATCTTTCTATTGGTTCTGGCCCATCTGGAATAGTGAAGCGGACACAGCCCGCGTACTCTGGCCCTTTGTCCGCATTCCTTGCATTTCTTCGGTTTCCTGAAGCATTCCAAACACATCTGTTTTCTGCCCTGCGAAACGTATCTTTTTGGGATGTCCTTGCCGCACTTAAAACACGTTGTTCGGTATTTTGCCGCGTTCCAGAATCTCTGGTAATGATTCGCGCACATTCCCCTAGCGATGGCAACTTTATCGCAAAATTTGCAGGGCTTCTTTGGATAATGAATTTGTTTGTGATGAGCATGATCCTCACAAAGCTCAAGATTGTCTGGGTCGTTATTGTCAACCACCCCGTCACGATGGTGAACAATCTCAGATGGCTTAAGAAAGCGTCCAATCTTCTTTTCCATAATGAGCCTATGTTCAAACACATATCCATCGGTGTGACGATGCGGATGCTCCGGGCAGCGAACCAAAAGATAGCCCTTCTTATTGCGGTATTTCCCGCCTTTCCAGTTTGGGTGAGATGCGCCTTCCATGGATGTGAAAGCGAGTATGGTCGTCGCGACTTTAATTGCAACACTAAACTGCTATTTATATGCCGATAATCGCTTGCCCAAATAAGATAACTTGTGAGTGTTCCGACGACCCCGTGAGAAATTTGAGCGCGGAAGACAGCGATAAGGACCGTCACATCGGAATCTACAACCTCATCATCCTCGATGACCTCCAAACAGCCTACCAAGCCTTCGCCTGCAAGACTTACTGCTACTCGGAGATTAGCCAGGAGGAAGCCGATGATTGCGCACGACGCGCAGCCCTGGAATGCATTGGTGAGCTTCCGCCTCCGGTCGGCACATCGAATCCTCTGAGTCTGTTCTACAATTCAGCGGTGACCCAGACCGTGAGTTGCCCAGATGGATCGACTTTCAGCTGGACGATTGGAGCCGGACAATTCGTAGCGGCCAATCAAGCCACAGCCAACGCCATTGCGGCAAGCGTGGCCAAGAACCGAGCCGAACAACATCGCATCTGCATCGTTAGCACGGGCCAAGGCGGCTGCCGGGACAGCCGTTACAGCACGACGCTTCAGGCGGTGGGAGGCACGGCTCTGTTCTTTCCTTACCTGAACGCACCGCCGAGTTTCTTCGGTTGCGGTCACGGAGAACCAGTCCATTACACATGGATGGTGATTGTTGGCGCGTTGCCTCCAGGGCTGGAATTGGATGAATGCACTGGAGTTATTTCGGGAACGACAACGGCTACTGGAAACTATACCTTCACCGTGCGGGCGACCGACGCTATTGGCTCCTTCCAACAAAAGACGCTTTCGATCTGCATCATTCGAATCACGACTAACGACCCTTTGCCTGACGCGGTGAAGGACAATCATTATCTGGTTAACCTAACCGAAGTTCCGGGAGTGGCAGAGACAGAGCTTTGGACGATTGCCTACGGGAGTTTGCCTGACGGAATGACCCTGACGCCTGCTGGAGTGCTGAGCGGAACACCGACCGAGACTGGCGACTTCACCATTGGAATTAGAGTAGCTGTCGGCACCTGTTGATATGGCTGCCATTTGCACAAAAGAATTCGCTCTGCATGTCGGACCAGCGGTGTCGCTAGTGGACTACTGGGACTTCGATGACGGCGCGACTCCGTTCATAGCCAAGCTGGATCCCGATAACAATTTTGCGGTTACCTCAGGTGCTGTTGGAGCCGGTGCGGCTGGAATCATTAACACCTGCATGCGGATTAGCGGAGTGCCATTGCTCGGAACGGCCAAGATTGAGAGCACCCCCAACCCCATTATCGTCCCGACTCATGGCTTTACTTGGACGACCTGGGTTAACTTCGCGACTTACGGAAGTGGTGAAAGCATCGTATTCGAGATCCATTTTCTTAATGTCCTAAACGTTGAAGTCATAACTTTCAGGGCCGTGCTCCCGTCCGGTCCTCCTCCTGCGTTCATGGTACTTCAGAGAAATAATGCCACATTTTTCACGGGTGGATTCGCTTTTAGCACAGCTCTTTGGTACTTCATACAGATTCAATACAACGCTACGACCAAGAAGTTTGGATGCCAGTTTGGTCATCCCGTATTCGGTCTTGGTGGCTTAGTTGAGAGTGCTCCGATTGCCGATGACCTATCCACGATAACCAAGGGTTACCTCGCCTTGGGATGCCAGAATCAAGGAGCAAGCCCGGATTGGAGGCAGGATGAGAGCGCGTTTTGGGCGAGGCTCCTGACTAACGCCGAGGTAGTTCAACTCTTTGGTGGCGGAACCCCACCGGCTTACCCAGCCATCCCGCAATAACGATGCTTGTTAGTTTAACACCGAACCTTTATAGGAACGTTAATGAACCGCAATCGGCTTATTGATTTCAGACTCTCCCGAGGGCCGCAGTCGATTGGGCTATGTCAGGCTGACACGCTGGGTTGCGCTCAATTCGTGAATGCGGCTACGCAACGGTTGCTCTTGGCGCGCGAGAGCGGCGACACCGGCTGGTGGGGAACTTGGGCTAGGATGGTGTTTAACGTGGACAAGGCTGATCCATTCATCACATTACCAAGAGAGGTTGCTAGGCTGATCAACGTCGATATTTGCCGGAGTCCGGTCAATGTCCAGAATGAGTTTTATGAGTTCCTGAGCTTTGGGATTGGCTTACAGGAGCCGCGCACCGCGACCGGCCGCTGTCGGAACAGGACGTGCGACTTGATGGAGGTCTACGACCGAGGCACATATCCCAGCTTCACTGATTTGGACGCCAACCGAATCCTGCGAGCCTACATCGCCGATAACCGTGACATTGGTGCGCGTATTCTGGTTCAAGGCACCGACACCAGCGACAATCCAATCATTAGCCTTGATGGCACAGACGACATTCTGGGCGTGATGCTGGATGGCACGATGCCCTTTGTCGATTCGCCTATGCTGAATTCACTCATGGGAATCCAGAAAGGCGTGACGGCTGGGCCGGTGCGGTTCTATCAGGTGGACCCGAATACTTCGGTGCAGGAGCTGATCCTGACGATGGAACCAAGCGAACAAGTGGCTGGCTACCGGCGCTATTTCCTGGGCGGTCTGCCTCGCAACTGTTGCGACCCCGGTAGCGACGTGACCAAAGTGCAGATTACCGCGATGGCCAAGCTGGAGTTCGTGCCGGTCAAGGTGGATACCGATTATCTGCTCATCGGCAACATCGAGGCGCTGATTGCCGAGTGCGAGAGCGTGCGGTACTCCAGCATGGATTCGCCCACAGCCAAGCAGATGTCGCAGGAGCGGCACGGGCAAGCGATTCGGCTGTTGCAGGGCGAGCTTGTGCATCAACTCGGGCGCGAGATGCCTGCGATAAATTTTGCGCCGTTTGGCAGCGCCCATCTTCGAAACCAACTGATAGGTCACCTAACATAAGGCATCATGGCATCAGCAACACCATTTGGCGGTGGTAACCAAGCGAATTGGGCTAGGAATCTGGCCGGCTGGGCACCGATGCCGATTAACATTGGCGCAGTAGCGCCCGCTCCTGCCCCTGGTGGTGGCACGGGTGGTGGTGCTGGCGCTGGGGCCATACCCGGAACCTATAATCCAGCCTCAGGCGGTATTCCGAATATCAGCAGCCCGAGTGAATCGTTGGCCAATCTCATCAACGCGATTTCAGGCAATCTGAACAACCTCGGTCCGATTATCAGCGGTGTGACAGGCGCGGAGAACAAGGCGTTACGCGACCAGTATCCTTCGAGCTACTTCGACACGCTCAACACGCTAATGGGCAATGTGGGCAGGCGGGCTACCGGGGACATTACTGACCTATTGCCGCAGTTGGGCCAGACAGCGGGCGAGTGGGGTATTGGCAGTGGTGTGGCTGGTGGACCGGCAGCCGCCAGCAAACTTGCTCGCGACGTGCTGGGAAGCTCCTATGCTGTGCAGCAACAGGCATTGCAGGATCAGGGGGCGATTCAGAACCTAATTCCCAAGGTGGCACCCTATGACATTGGTCGTCTTATCCCTCAGTATAGCGATCAGCAATGGAACGACCTGATGAGGAAGATTTACGGGTCAGCGCCCATTCCTGAATCAGCTTATGGGCGGGCCCGCGCTGATGCACTCTCTGGCCTTAATCGGGGCTTCAACGCTGGTGGCGGTGGCTATGGCTGGTTTAATCCGATGACCCGACCCACGGTTGGTGCCTATGGCCCTCCGAGTCCGGGCGCTGCTGCGTCGCCATTCTATACAACTCACGGTGGCGGCAACTGGCTCGATTCGTTTGGAGTCGAGCGAGGAATTGCCAACCGGGGATTGCCGGCCAACGTTGGCGGACTGCCAGGATTTCCAGGGCTGCCCGTGGACGCGCTGCCCGGAGAAGGTCCACCGTTGGCTGGAGACGAGAATTCCCCGGGTTATTACGACACAGTGCCCAACATTTACGACACACCATTCGACATGCCGGATTACTTTGGATAACTTATGGCTGGTCCCGTAGAGATCCCCCCGTGGTTGAACATTGATCCCACCGCTCCAGTGGGCCGATTGCTCGAAGGCTATCGTAGTGGCCTAGCTGCCGCCGAAGCACAGAATCAAGCAGCGGCTCGGGCGCAACAGCAGGAACTGGCGGCAGAGCAGGCGGCTCAGATGAACGCCTACCGGCAACAACAACAGCAGGCTCTGGTTCAGCATTGGGAACAGCAACTGCGGCTTCAGCAGGAAAAGGATCAGCGGGCAGCGGCTGAAGCGGCGATCCAATCCCAAGCCATGAATGAGCTACAAAAGAGAACGGCTGCGGGGGAGCCATTCGAAAAGGTGTGGCCCGAACTAGCGCCCAGAGTGCTCTATCGGCATCCTCAGTCTATCGCCCAATCCATTCGCGCCGTAACACCGCCCGGAGAACCTCAGGTTGGCATGACGCCATCCGGGAAGGAATACCTGATCAATCCAAGAACTGGCGCGGCAGTGTTTTCTCCATTGGGAGCACAGCCACAGACCGTGGAAGGTATCGCAAGAGAACTAAGGGATGAGCAGGGCAACTTGCTTGGCCAACGGTACGTTCCTGGTGCCAGGGGCGGTGTGCATTTCCTGCCGCGCACCGAATTGTCCCCGGAAGGCAGAGTCCGAGCCCTCTCAGCAAGACTCGCGGTGGTTAAGGGGCTAATGGAAGACGCGACGCCAACGGAATTGCCGACATTAAAGGCGCAGCGGGACGAAATCATGGGTGAGTTGAAACGGATGACCACCGCGCCAGCACCAGCCACTGGGTTCGCCCCATTACCCGAAGCCACGCCAGCAGAAGCGGAGGCTGCCGCCGCCAGCACCGAGGAAGAGT